CAGCTGCAGGTCGTCAAAGGTTTCCTGGCTCGACACGATATCGTCAAGCTCGCCCTGATAGCCCGCGGTGGCGCCGCCGGCCAAGCGCGGAATGGTCAGGTTGCCCATCGGCATTTCGAGCACGGTTGGTTCGAGTGAGCGGATCACGCAATCGGCGCGCAGCAGCTCGATGATCTCGTTGCTGAACGCTTGCGGGATAAGCGCGCCGCCAGTCGATACACCAGTGCTATTCAGCGCCTTCGCCACATCGTCATCGTGGAAATGCGTGCTGATGAAATTGGCCGCATCCGACTTGCTATTGCCGCGCAGCAGCATGCTGCCAAGCGCGAAACGAGCCGCCTGCAACCCTTTGCCTTGCTTCGGAGACGGCTTCGGGGTCGCCGGCGTCTTACCGGTGCCGCCGCCAAAACTGGTTTCTTCAGAAGCCGGCTGATTGTCAGGATCGTCGCTGCCCATCTCCAAGGCGCGCTCGCAGCGCTCGATGCGCTCATCGTGATCCTTAATCGAGTCTTCGATGGTATCCAGACGCGTCGCGTCTTCCGGCTTGCGCTCATCGTCGCCCTTGCCGACAATCGCCTTGTATTCTTCAACAAGGCGCTTCTTGGCCTGCTGCAGCTCGTGCTTCTTCTGTTTCATAGTTGCCATAAGGGGGCTCCATTTAAGGGGTGCAGCGCTGTTACGTTGCAGTGCTGTTGCCCAAGCAGCAGGTTTGAGACGCGATCCTGGGCGCAGGTCGCGTAAGCAAAAAATTAAAGAATGCGGGCTATTTGTTTGTGGCGGGCGAACACCGCATCTAGCGCAGCTTTAGCTTCAAGCGCAGCGGCCGCTGCCTGCGTTACCTGATCGTCCAGCGCCGGAGCGTCCGGTTCCGGATCCGTCGTGACGAGCGCCGCATCGCTGCGCTGTCCAGGCTCAACCAAAGCCTCAGAATTCGCCGGCACGGTCACGATGCTGAATTCGAGAAGCTTCTGCTTCGTGAAATTTACGGCCGGCCACCAGCTATTCTCATCGCTGCGATCCGCGGCTATTTCAAACGAAATCGGCAAAAATCCGACCGATGTGGCTGACAGAAAGCCGCCAAGAATGAGCTGGTAAACCGTATCCGCGAAAACGTTGATTTCAGCAGGGATGAATTCGACGGTAGCCTTGAGCGCTCCGTCTTCCACGCCAATACCGATGCACTTGCCAACCGGCAAACTGGAATTGTCATGCATCCAAAGCACGAGCGGATTGGTCAAGTAAACCGACAAGTCCCACCCAGACTGATCGACCGTATCATTATCCAGATCAACAGCGTTTGTGCTGATCGTAAACTTGATCTGACGATTTCCAGCGTCCTCAGCCTTCGACATGAACGCCTTACGCAGCGTTCCCAGATCGCTGCCAGCCGCCGGCGCCGACTTGCCCGGAGCGCCGCGGCGCAGCGTCTCCTTAAAAGCCTTAGTGCTCACGAAAGGCGGCATTTAATCTTTCTCCGGCGAAGGCGCGGGCGGGGGCGGATCATCACGTAGCGCCAAGTCAGTAAGCGCTTGTTGCTGGTCAGTTGTCGCCATATTTAGGGGCGACAAATACTCATCCAGGTCAGGATCATCGACCTCACGGCCATCATCGAGGCGCGCCTGGTTGCGCGTCATCCATCCGTCGAGAATTCCGAAATGGTAGTATTGCGCGCGGGTCTTTCGATCGCCACGCAGCAGCGCCGAGAAGTCATGGCGGATCTGGTATTCGCCCTGCTCATCTTCAAAAAGCAGCTTGGCTTCGAGCAATTCACCGATTTGATTGCACATCGGATCGAGCGTATCGTTGATATACTGCTGCTCGCCCTGCTCCACGTTCTGCAGATGGCCGTTCTCAAGGTCTTGAACCTTATGCGGCGGCACGCCAAACATGCGGCAAATTTCAATGACGCTGAACTGCCGGCTCTCTAGGAACTGAGCATCCTCGTTTGTCATGGTGACAGGCTGAAACTCGGCACCTTCTTCAAGAACTGCGGTTCGGTGCGCGTTCTGCACACCGGCGTAACGCTTATCCAGGCTCTCGGTCAGATACTCCTTCGCCTCTTTGCTCATATGCCCAGGGTGCTTGATAAATCCCTTGAGCTGCGCGCCCTGGCGAAAGAGCACGGCGCCATGAGTTTGGGCGGCCAAGGCCAGGCCGAACACATCCTGCGCAAGCGCGATGGGCGAAATGCCCATAAATCCGTCGTAGCTAAAGCCCTTGGCGTGGCAAACGTTGTCCTGGTTCAGCTTAACCGTGACATCGCCAAGCAAGGGATGCCCGATATTGTAGTAAAGCTCGCCTTCCTTACCGAGCATCACGTAAACCCGATCAGGGTTAATCGGAATGATGTCGGTCGGCTCGCCCCATCGATTGCGCATCGTGGCCAAGTATCCATTGCCGCGGATCGCCAGCGATGAAACATAATAGGCCCAGCACTGCGACGGCGTCTGCAGACCGTTCGGGCGCCGGAACACGCGATTGAGCGGATGGTCCGTGTCCAGCTTCCAACCGCCGCGCGCCGCGCGCCGTTTAATGCGCACAGGAAGCTTGCCGACATCCTCAGACAATCGCTTGACGCAGGCATACGCCGTAGCCGCCTGCATGGCGGTGACCGGCGTAACTGGCGTGCCAGTGCTGCCCGGAAAAATTCCAAGCCCGTATGCCAGGCCAGGGCCTGAATAAGCGAACGAGCCACCACCATCCTTGGTGACCGCGCCGCCGGTGCGCGCCATCAAAGTTGGCTCGGCAAAACGGCCGGACTCGAGGATGCGCGGTGGCGGCATTACAAAAAGGTCAATCCATGCTGCGTTTCGTAGATCGATTTGGGTTTCGGTGGATCCTTCAGGGACACAGCGACAGCGTTCAGCAAAGCCGCATAATCGTCGATCTTTTCAGGGCTCAACTTCTTCGATGGCTTAATGTTTTCATTATCATCGAGCCTGGCCACGACATTGGAAGCGCACCAATTCAGCGCCTCGTCTCCGCCATGGTCGAGTGTGCCGCCAAGATATTGACGATCGACTTCCTTCATCGGTCCAGACAGCGAGCCGTGGCCCTGCCGAACTTCGATCATCGGCGCCTCGTCCTCCATGAGACGGTTCACAACATCCTGCGAGTTCCAGGTATCATACCCGATCGCTTGGATATTAAAATTTTTTAGCGCCCAACGGATGTCTTTTTCCACCCAGCCGTAGTCGGTAACGTCGCCCGGTGTAACCGTCAGCAACGGCCGGCCCATGAACTCCATGGCCATCCACCGTTTGAACGGAGAATTGCTTTTGCTGGCCCTGGTGTTCGCCGCGGCTTCCGGCAAATACCGCAAGCCCCAGGTCTTCAGCCGGCCATCAACCCACCAAATCAGCCGAAACGCCGTCAGGTCGGATGTCGCGCCCAAATCCAGGCCGCCGTAACAAGGGATAGCCCGGAGAGCCTCAAGGTCCACAGGGCCGTTGCAGGCTTTCCATTTAGCGATATTGATGTGGCCATGCTTCGCCGAAGTCCAAACGTTCAGCCGCTTGGTCAGAAATTCAGCGGCCTTGCCTGGCTGCGCATACGCCTCTGAAGCGGCCGTTTTCATGTTGGTGAGCTGGACCGAAACACCGAGGTTCGGGTTCGCCTTCAGCCACACCGATGCGTCGTAGGGTTTGTCACCCTCATCCAGCGTATAAATGATGCCGAAATAATGGTCGCCTTCGACCACACCCTCAAGCACCTGCGTCAAGTAGGTCCGCTGTTCGTAGCAGACGCCTTCCGAATCAAATCCGGCCGTCGTGATGATCCAGAGTAGCGGGTTCCGGCGGGCGCCGAACGCGCTATCGATCACGTCATAAAGCGCGCGGTCCTTATGGGCATGGAGCTCGTCAAGCACCGCGACGTGCGGATTATGGCCGTCCTGCGTCGAACCCTTCGAATTGATGGTCTGAATATAGCCGCCGCTCGGCTCGGTGATGCTCCTGGCCCATACCTGAAGACCAAAAGCCTCCCGCAGGGAAACGGTCTTTTCGACCATCTTTTTGCAAGGGTGAAACACCTTGAGCGCCTGCGCGCCGGTGGTCGCTCCAATGAAAATATACGGTGCAGGCTCCTGCTCGCACGTAAAGCAGAATAGCGTGATGACCGCGGCCAGCGTGCTTTTGGCGTTCTTGCGAGCAACCTCGAGATAGGCCTTGCTAAACCGCCGGCCTCCATCCGCCTTACGGCGCCATCCGAATATCACGCAGAGGCAAAAAATCTGCCACGGCTCGAGCTTGATGGTTGGCGTTGCCCACTGGCCCTCGATATGGGGCAGCAGCTCGGCAAAATAACACGGCGCGCCGGCTTTCTCCGCGTCGAAATAAAATTCCCAGTCCTTGCGGGCCAGGTCGTTGATATGGCGCTGGCAAGCCAGCTTTACCCATTTGCACGCCAGCACTCGCCCGGCCAGCACATCGCGGGCATAGGCCAGCGCGATATCAACGAAATCAGGATCAGCGCTCGGCGCTGGCTTTCGTTTTGCGGCTGCCATGCATCACTTTTTCAGCCGATTGAAAGGATTATTCGAAGCTTCGCCGGTCCCTAGGCCACCGCTTATAATTCGACTCTTCCGACCAAACAGGCCGAACTGTTCCGCCATGCGTCGGGCTTCCATCAGATGCGCCGCTGGCGGCACACTTCCCGCTCGCCACGCCATGTTGATAGCGCCCTGCAGGTTGCAATACTGAGCGAACATGGTGCTGTCGCTCTCGGTGGCCATCTTGTGCGTCGAGACGCGCCCGACATCGTCAAGCCAAACCTCGCCGCCGGCGTCGGTAAGCCAGTCCGGTTTTTGTGGCAGGCCTTGCGGCGTCGCCACCGTGAAGCCAGGCGGCAGAACTTCTGTCCGCCCAGCATCGCGTCCCGGCTCGAATGTGCCCCGCTCGGCCTTGACCGCCGGCGGAAGCTGCTTGCGTCCGCGCTTCAAACTTAGAACAGAACGCGGACTTTCTTGGCGGCAACAAAATATTGCAGCCAATGCGCCGCGTTGGCGCCACATGTGGTCGGCAGCGTTCCAACCGCCGCGTAGCCCGACGGCACGCTGATCGTGAGCGAAGTCACCGTCACATCACATTCGATGCGCTGCACCTCACCTTCGGTCGGCGCCACCTGAAGGTTGATCGTGCCGGTGGCAAGCGTGCCGGCGCCGGTCACGCCGTAGGTGCTAACACCATTCGGGATGGTGACGGTGAACCCGGTTACCTGCGTGTTGCCCACGCTGTAAAGCGGGTCATAATCACCCAGGTAGGCATACGCTTTGCCGCGTAGCACCTGGACGTTGACGCCCGGGGTGACCGAGCTTCCGTCTGGCGTCGTGCCGATTGCGGTGCCGGCGAGCCAGTTCGTGTTGACGGCATCAACATTCACGATCGTCGAATAGCCGGTGAGCGTAAACTTGATCGTGCCAGTGTCGCCACGGTCGCCGATTACTGGCAGCGTCAGCGCGCTGGCGACCGGGATAACAGCCACCAGATTGCCGCCCGTCGCGGCATCATAAATCGCTCGGCCGGCGATCGTGGCACCGCCCGTGCCAGCCTGGCTGAATGAAAAATACGTCGCGTTCGATACGACACCACCATACAGACCGTTGAACGAAATCGGCTGACGGGCATAGCCGGTCGTGGTGATCTCGGTGCAGCTGGTGGTGGTGACAGCCGTGCATTCGGCGAGGTAACCATCGAACAAGCCAGCATGTGCCGGTGCGCCCACGAAGGCGGCGGCAAGGGCCAACGCGCCCACAAGGGCGAAACGCAAATGCTTCATTTCAGTCTCCGGTTTTGCCGGCGGCGCCTATTGGCCGCGGGCGGTTTTCGCGCTGTGATGCGCGTGACAAAGCGATTGTAAATTGTTCCAGTCCCACATCAGCTTTTGATCGCCGCGATGGGCTTTGATATGGTCAACGTCCGTCGCCGGCTGGCCGCAACCCGGCTCAACGCATGCCGGATGTTGGGCCAGAAAAGCAGTCCGAACCTTTCGCCACCGGTGGCCGTAGCCACGGGATGCCGCGGAACCACGCAGGCGGTCATACTCCTGCGGTTCCGGCATGTGAGCCGGCCGATGCACCGGCGCGCGCCTAGGCATTAGTGCCGTATTTCAACAGCTTTGCGTGGCACCGTCACGGTCCGCGTAGCGCCAAATAGATCTAGCAAAATGCCAATACGCTGCGAGCTGGACCACTTGCAGATGCCATGCATCTGCGTGAACGGGCCGCTCTTGATCCGAACCGTTACGCCTGGCTCGATCGGCGCCTGAATGGGCGCACAGCTTTCATCCTCGATCCAGCCTTTCGACGACAACTGCGCGAGCAATCCTTCAACCACACCCACAGGGATCGGCGTCGGCCGCTCCGGATGCGAGCCCAGAAGAAGCTCAACGCCAGGTGTTGAGCAAACCGCCCGCCAGCCAGGGCGCGTTATATCAAAGCGAACAAAACCGTAGCGGGGAAAGAGCGATCGCACATCTAACTTGCCACTTGGCCGGCGCGTTCGGAACAACGGATAGAAAACTTCGAAGCCGCGCTGGTCTAGCAAACCGACCGCCTCGCCGTGGCGGTTTATCTGGCTCCGAAAACAGAACCAGCGACTAGAACTAGCTGGCTCCAAATAGCTGCCGCAAGACAGCGCCCGAAGCGCTGCCTTTGCAATGTTCAGCACTCCATACACAGCGCCTTGATTCGCGCAACTGTCTTTTACTTCCTCGGCCAACATCACAGATCACCCTACTCTGCCAGTAGCGATCGTATCTCCCCCTCTAGCCATTCGTAGGCCGTTGAAATTGCACATACACGATCTCCGCCGCGTTGCGCTGTCCATTGCAATTTTTAATATTGCTTACCCGTTATAAATTACACCGGTCTGGAAATTAGAACAAACCGAGAAGTTTTATTCGCGGGTGCAAAAAAAGTTGGGGGACCCGGTCCACACGGCCATGC